TATTTCCTTTCATTGTTGTTCTCATATTGTACACCTAATAATATAGATATTTTTGATATATTTACAAGATATATTTTAACAAGGAGAAAACATGGCTAAAACCAAGCAATTAACACCCTTCTATATGAAGATCTCCCAGGAACTCAAAGATAAACTCCAGGACCAGGCCAAGGTAGAACGAATACCAATGGCAACTTTGGTGTCTGAGATCTTAGAGATGGGAATAGCAATCAGACCTAAAGTTAGACAAGATCGTTTAGACAAAATGATTAACGCAGCAAGAGGGATGGTTACAGATGGCAAAAGATAAAATCAATCCACCACACTACAAAAACAAAACAATAGAAACTATCGAGGCAATCAAATCACAGATGACTGAGGCCGAGTTTATCGGTTACTTAAAAGGCAGCATCATGAAGTACATTGCAAGAATGGGTATCAAGATCCCAACACTCGAAGGTGCAAGAGAGGATGTAGCGAAAGCTCATTGGTTCATTGAGTATCTTTTAAAAACTTTAACGGATCTAATTAAGAAACATAACAAAGATCCAGATCGAGATCTTACTGCTGAAGAGTTAGATGAACTACTCAATCCTAAACCGACTATTGTTAAATTTAAGAGAAAGGACAAAGACAATGACACTAATAAATAATGTTGTTATCAAACCGGCCAAACCTTTAAATGATTTGCAGCAGCTCACTCCGAGGCAACTCAAACAAATTGAAATAGATAATTTAGAAAAGAAAATCAAAATACTCCAGGATCAAGTGGAGCTAATGAAAACAGAAATAAGTTATCATCCAGAGAGAGCTGAAGGTAGAATTTGGCTGAAGGATATTATGATTGCTGTCTGTAATCACATGAACTTCACACCAAAACAAATCATGTCAGAAAGAAAGCATGGAGAATTAGCGAAGGCCAGATCTTTGTATTTTAATTTATGCTTAGACTTAACCAAGCATGGTGTAACGCACATTGCGAGAACTTGTGGAGATAGAGATCATACGACTGTCTGCTATCACCAACGAATTAAAGTTGAGAACTCCAAGTGCTGGTCCATGAAAACAGACAAAGGTTTAGCTCTGTGGTCTGACTACAACAAGATTAAAAATGAACTGCTAAGTAACATTCAGCATGGCTACTGCTCCGAAAAATAAAAAGGATAAAGCAGACTACGGGACCGGCAGAACACCTGGGCATTTCTGTGTCATTCCACAACGAGCTGTGGCTGATATTCGATTTAAAACCTATCCCAGAACTTTCATGGTTCTTTGTGCTTTGGGTAACTATACCTCAAGGCAAGGTGTCTGTTGGCCCAACCAAATAACCATAGCTAAGGTCTTAGGAATTAAGTCTCAGTCTACTGTATCGAAACATATTAAGAAACTAATTGATATGGGATATATTAAATATGCTAAGAAACATCCTGGGCTAAAGGGTAACAAATACTTTATGGTCTTTGATCCCGAAGTAACCGAGGAGGATGCTCTAGCCATAGCTACAGACCAGGACAGATCTTACGAAGAGAAACCAGAAGTACCGAAGGGACCGAAGATGGGAAAGACTACTAAGTATTCACTCAGAAGGAATACAAAGAAAGAGGTAGAGCCTACTGTAAAAGAGGGGGATAAGGTAGATATTCACTCCAAGGAATATGTAGATATTCACTCAGAAGGACTACATAACAACAAACTTAACAATGATATATTCCTTAAAGGTAAGTATGTAATGAATGAGTTTAAGAAACTAACCGAACAGATATTCGGACAAAATCTAAACTACAATATGAAACAACTAGAAATTGTACAATCCTGGATTGCAGATAAAGGATTAGATCCAGATATAGCTGTAAAGAAGATAAAGGATATACTTATTTGGAGAAGAGATAATAGGAAGGATAGTCCTAAAAGCATTGTATTCTTTGAACACGCATTCTTTAAGAGACCACCTCCTATTGATAAACGGGAAGAGCTACAGAGAATAATCAAGAAGATTTCTAACAGCAAGAGATTAAGGTAATTTATAAATAGTAAACGAACCTTTACAGTTTATAATCTAGAAAAAGAGAACAAATGTGGGGTAAAAAAAAAGGGCACACCTTCCCCCCCCGGTGCGTAATACTATATGGGGGGTATCTCACAATTTTTTTGCAGAATTTTTATTAATAGTTTATAACAAAACAAATCGGAAACATAACAGAAAGGAAATATATGTCTAACGGACCGACACACAGTAACCGAACTTTCAAGCTCATGAGAACTACAACTCTTTCAGAGGGTGAATACATCATTGAGACTTGGGAAGGTTCTAACTTTGATAAAGAAACTAAGCAGCGAACTTCTGTTCCTGGAGCTTTGGATATTAAGATCTACAACAAAGATACTTCCAAGGAATATAACAAGGGAGATGCTGTTATCTTTTTCAGAGTGTTTGAGAATGATAAATCTGGACAAGGGAATATCCCATCTTATCAGCAATCGGCAGCAGCCAAGAATGATGAGCCAGTTAATCTAGCAGCAGAGAGAGCAGATCAACTTGATGACGAAATCCCCTTCTAGTAAAAAAAGGATCGTTAAACCTCCTTTGGATCGTTTCGGTGGTATCCGAGTGGTTCAGAGGAGGATTAAGAAATCTGAAGTGATTGAGCACAACAAAGAAAATGTTGCTCAAGAATTAATTGATATAGCAACTGTTAGTATCGATGACATTGTCTATTGGGATGACCAGGGTAATGTGAATGTTAAAGATCCTAAGAATATTCCAAAGGCAGCTATCAAGGCTATAAAAAAAATTAAAGTTACTCCAACTAAAATTGGACCACAGTTGGAAGTAGAACTACATGATAAAGTTTCAGTATTAAGAACTCTGGCCAAAGCATCCGGGTTACTTGAACAACAAGAGGATATGGAAAGACCTTCAGTTGTTGGTATCGTAATGCAAGGACCAGAACCAACAGTAATAAACGCAGAGGAGGTTGAGGATGTCGCTACGGAAAGTAACACTCCAGGAGATAGATCGGATCCAGGTGGTGATGTTAAAAAAGAAACTGAGTGATAAAGAATGTGCAAACATTGTTGGTCGTTCAGTCAATGATTGGAAAGATATAGCAATGGGAAAAAAACCAGAAGATCCAAGTAGAATTGAAAGTATGATTGAAAGATTAGAAAAATATGAAACCACTTAGAATATTAAGTTTAGGTGCTGGAGTACAGAGCTCAACACTAGCATTAATGATTGAGCATGGAGAAATTGAACCAATAGATTTTGCTGTATTCTGTGATACCAAACATGAAACAGACGATACCTACGAATATTTAGAATGGTTAAAAAAGAAATGTTCTTTTGAGATTAAAACAATTTGTGCTGGTGATTTATTAGAAGATACTTTTACTAAATCTATGAATATTCCTTTTCATATTAAGGATCCAGAAAATTCAAAAAAAGGTGGGATCATTCGTAGACAATGCACCAGTAATTATAAAATTGTTCCAGTCTATAAAGAAATGAGAAAAGCTCTTGGTTTAAAAAAAGGTCAGTTAAATAAAACTGGGAGAACTGTAGAACAATTAATGGGAATATCTTTAGATGAAGTTGTGAGAATGAAAATCAATCCAATAAAATGGATTACCAATGTCTACCCCTTGGTTGACAAAAGAATTACAAGACAAGGATGTAAGGATTGGATGGCTAAACATAAATATCCTACTCCACCAAGATCTGCTTGTTGGTTTTGTCCTTTCAATTCTAAAGATAGATGGATTGATCTAAAAGAAAATAAACCAGAGTATTTCCAAAAAGCTGTAGACCTGGATAGAAAGATTAGAAATTTTAAAGGACCATATAATTCGATGAGCCCTACAGCAGAGTTATTTGTACATAGTAGAAAGAAACCATTAGAAGAAATAGACTTTGAAAAGAAAAACTCTAATCAATTAGAATTTTCTGAAATGGATGAATGTGAAGGAGTTTGTTTTATATGAGTGATGCCATTACAAATCTTAATTTAGATTTCTCTACTTCTCCTACAGTTTGGAAATTTCTAAAAGATAAAAGTTTTGTTAGAGGTTTAATGGGGCCAGTTGGTTCCGGTAAGTCTTATGCTTGTGCAGCAGAAATTATGTTAAAGGCTGTGAGCCAGGTACAAAGTCCGAGGGATGGGATCAAGTATTCTAGGTTTGTAGTTGTGCGTAATTCTTATCCCGAAC